CGAACACCGTCGATGGATACCTAAGCGCACTTCGGTGCCATGTTGTCCCAAAATTCGGACACCGAGAAATTGAAGAAATCACGCATGAGGAAATCCAAGAATGGGTGGACGGATTCGAAAAACCGGGCGCGGCGCGCAAGGCGTTTAAGACTCTTCGACAGGTCATGAGGTGGACGATAAGAAAATATCAGCTGCGAATATGGGATCCGACACAAGGTGTTGAGTTGCCGCAATCACGGATATATCGTCCGAAGACTCTCACAGCAAATGAGGTCAAAACCGCCCTTCGTGGGTTTTGGGGACATGAGCTAGAACCGACGATCATCCTCTCGTCGTGTCTTGGGCTCCGCCCGGGAGAAGCTTACGCGCTTCGCTGGGATCGCATCGACATGAGAACGGGCGCGGTGCGCATTTGCGAGACGTTGCAGCAAGTCGGGTCATTGACATATACATACGCTCCTAAGACATCAAAAAGCGATCGAGTCTTGTATCTACCGAAATTCGCTCTCGATCGGATGAAGACGATTTGGCGCGATCGAGGTAAACCGAAAAGCCGCATAATCGGCGACGCAACACCGCAAAGGATATCGAGAACGATAAAGCACCATTGTCGAAAAGAAGGCTTGCCGTTCGTCCCGATGTACAACCGTCGACACTCGTGGGCGACGATCAGCATCGAGGGAGGCGCGACTATCGAAGCCGTGGCGATGATGCTCGGTCATACGTCGATCATGACCGCTTATGAGCATTACATCGTCCAAAGAGACAGCGTTTGCAAGAGTGTCCAATCCTTGTTCCAATCGGCGATTATGAGTTCATAGGTTTCCGTATCCCTCGTACCAGCGACGGGCATCAAAGCCGTCAAGCGATCGGGCGTGGTGAGCGTCTTCTTCTCCCTCGCCGTAAAAAAAGGCGAGGGGTGGGCGAAACGGGCAACTCTGCCAAGCGGGTTTCGCCCGCCCACGTCGGCGGTCTCAAAAGCGCATTTGACCGATCAGCCGGGAGCGTTCGTGCAGATCGACCCGTCGGGTGACGTGTACACGTCGACGCTCGCGACGGCTGGAACCCTGTACGCAATAGTTACGTTTGTTGCCGCATGATTCCGTATACCATCCGACCTTTTTAACCGCAGAGAAATCGGTCAATATCAAAAAAACTGGCGGCGAGTACGCGGTATCGACCTCCATGGTCTTGCCGATCCCGACTGGCAAGGTGCTCGGCGGCATCGACGGTTTTCGCGCGGATAAATGGCAAGTCGCTATCACTAAGCTCATGCCGCGATTTACATCCACCGGGGTCGTGGTCGATTTCAACGCCTACTCGATCCTGGCAAAAGAGGACGCCATCAAGGTGCAAGTCGCCTATCACGTGTTCTAGCATTCCGTATCCCAGGCATCAAAAACATCCAATAGCGTTTCGATCGAGGCGAACTCGGTTGGTACGTTCACCGTCGATTTCGGTAAAGAGGTGATCGCGGTGACGGGCATCAGGCCGAGTCAGATAACCATGATGGACGTCAGCTTTTGGAGCGTCGGCGGCAGTGTTGCAACTGTCGGTATCCGCAACAACGGAGCGAAGCGAACAGGCACGATAACTGTAACAGCGCTGGTCAAAAACTAATTCGCGTAACCCTCCGCCTTGATAGTGACGACGATATCGCAATTGGTCGTCCGCTTCGACGAGTACACGGCGTAGACGTTCGGCGATTTAGTTTGAGTGCCACCGTCAGCTGCGCTCATGATAGTTGTATCGGAATAAACTCCGATCGAGACGAGCGGGACATCGCGAAACGCGACAGGATAGTTTTTTGACGCTGCGTAATCAGACGATCGAAAAAGAGATCCGTAAGCGGTTGCGATAGGGCTTTTAAAGCTCACACTTCGTAGGCATTCTACATAGCCGTTTGGTCTGCGCTTTATGACCCAGCCACCCGATGAGCTTTCTTGGGATACGGAATCCCGAAACTCAGAATACGGGACCATCACATCGAAGAGCGCAACCGGCTCCGAGACTGAAACGCCGTCGAGTACGATTCGGTAAAGCTTGAGATCGGTTGCGTTTGTCTTAGGATCGGCGGCGGTTGAAGTCGTGGGAGTGCCTTTGACCGCCACGATCTCTAGCTTTTCAACCGTCGAGTTGTCGGATGACGTGGTGGGACGCAGCACGATAATGTCGTTTCGTTTCTGCCCCTGCGTCCCGCTATCGATGGTCACGGTCTCCGGCGCAGTGATTCGGGCGTGGCGACCGGTCGAAGGCATGATAACGGATCCGGTGCCGATCGTGATCTTGTTGGCGCTCGGCATCGTTGCCGCCAACATCTCGGCGCGCTTAAGAACGTAACCAGCATCACCGACTATACCCGCCTTGAAGTCACCCATATCGTCGCCTGCAATATGCGGCTTTCCCGCGCGCGAATCAACGAAATTGATTGTCATGGCTATTCCTTTCCAGCGTCCATGAAGGTTCGAAATTGCTTATCCTGATCGGTCACAAGGTCGCGATAGCCGGATCCGCAGTCGCGGCAATACACGTACTCGGTTGACGTGCCGTTGGCGTCGATTCGCTTGTATTTCTGCCAATCGCTTTTGCTTGGCGAGTTGGCGTTGAGGTATTCGGTCTTTCCGCATTTCTCGCATTGATACAGCTCATAACCGCTTGTGATCGGCATGTTTCCTCCTATGCTGTCCTTATCCATTTCAGGGGTCCCAAACTTGGGACAGGCTCCCACGCACCTCCGACGTCGTTAGGATCGTATCCAGCAACGCACTCGATGTAGTAACCAACTGGATGAGCCGCCAGGAATCCAGCCGCCGCCTGATCTCCCTCGACGGTGATCGTCACGTCCTGCGATCCGTCCAGGGTGGCGGATCCGTTGACGGCTCCAGTGAGCGTTATCTTGCGCGGGGTGTCCCATTTCTTGGCGCTGTTCGCAGCGCCGCCCGCCGTGGCCGATCCCGCGTAATTGTGCGTGTGGTTGATCGCCGCGAAGACGGCGGATGCCTTGGTCTTGATGTAGTCCCAAAACTTTGCGGCCGTGTTGCAGTAAACGGCATCGCCCGCCGAAGTCGGAGACTGATACGCGAAAAGCATGACGGTGCCGTCGTTCGGCGTGCTCTCTACGTCCTCCACGCCGTTGAACAGGTTGTACCTCGCAGCATTCGCACTGCTCGCGCCCGTGCCGCCCTTGGAAACGGGTACCACCGCCGTGAGAT